CTTGAACATCATCGCTTCAACTGTATTCTTTCAAGCCGATGGCTGTGGATACAATCCAAGTGGTACAACTACCTTCACACAAAGAAACATCACCGTTGGTGCGGTGAAAGTTGAAGAAACTCTTTGCCCTAAAACTTTGGAAGCAAAGTGGATGCAAACACAAATTATGCCTGGTTCACCAACAATGATTCCTTTCGAGGAGCAAATTGGTAACGAGAAAGCAGCCGTGATTGCACAAACTTTGGAAACTGCAATTTGGCAGGGTGATACTACTTCAGGTAATCCTAATATCAACCGTTTTGATGGTTTGTTGAAGATCATCTCAGGTGCATCTCCAACATTGGCAAACGCTGCCCCAACAACTTTCACAACTGTAACTTCTGCAAACATTGATGATATCTTGGATCAAGTTTATGCAAACATCCCTGCTGCCGTTGCAACAAAAACTGATTTAGTTTGTTTCTTGGGTGTTGACGCTTACAAGTTGATGTTGGTAAACTTGAAGAACGCCAATTTATTTCACTATATAGCTGATGCTGCAACTGAAATGCAAATGGTTTATCCTGGTACTAACATGACCTTGATTGCCGTTGGTGGTTTGAATGGAACAAACAAGATTGTTGCCGGTTCTTTGTCTAACTTCTTCTTAGGTACTGACCTTGCAAACGAAGAAGAGGATGTGAAGATTTGGTATTCTCAAGATAACGATGAAGTTCGTTTCCGTTTGACTTTCGCTTATGGATGTCAAGTTGCATTCCCAGCTGAAGTTGTTTATTTCACCCTTTAATTTGAGATAGGATGCCGTGTCTTCTGACTTCCGGATTTACACTTGATTGCAAGGAAGCAATCGGTGGAGTTAAAAGCATCCATCTGATTAGTTGGACTGCTTCAAAGTTTACCGTTGTTAGTGGTGTAGTAACCGCGACAACTGTGGTGAGCGGTGATGTGTACACTTACGAGCTACCGAAAGCAACCGGATCAATGACAAACACTACAAATGTGAGCATTGAAAACGGCACATCTTTCAACCAAGCGGACATTGCGTTCAAACTTCGCAGATTGTCAACTACCAAACGCAACGAGATGAAACTTCTTGCACAAGGTCGTTGTTATTGCATCGTTAAAACAAACAATGACGAGTATTGGTTAGCCGGTAAGGACTTGGGTTGTGATGTGACTGCAATGGTCAGCAACACAGGAACTGCGATGGGTGACTCTACTGGATATGAGGTGACTCTATCCGCAATCGAAGCCGAAGCACCATTCTTGCTTCAAGCATCGGTAGTAACCACATTGGGCATTTAATTCTGCTTGATTCATAGAGAGAGAGGGTGGGCATTTGCGCACCCTTTTTTGTTACATAAAAGACAAGTCGCTATTTTAGGTAGATGCTCCAAGTAACTAAGCAAGATTCTGAATACTGGTATGTAACTCTCACCGAAAAAGTGACGATTGCAAATCCGTATTTTTTATTTAGTATGAAGTGCAGACAAACCGATGCGGTCAAGAATTTCATATTGACTGACACATCCACTTTCAAAGAACGATACAACAAGTTTTTGTTTGATGAAGGTGTAACCGATGCCAAAACTTTGGAGGTCGGTGAACACGAGTATAAAATCTACGCTCAGATTTCTTCCAACAATTTGAATCCATCCTTAGCTGATGAGTTGGTTGAAACGGGATTGTTGAAAGTTCTTCCATTGTTAAACAACGAGTTATTTTATCAGGTATCGTGAGCGAGAAAATCTACACAACCAATCGTGATATGGGCGTTGAACACGAAGTGTTACTCACCAAGAAAACATTCACAACAAATCGTGATATGGGGTTTGAGCGAAGCGTGGATGATGTCAAGAAGAACTATGAAGTTGATGCGTTGACTGCTGCTTTCTTATTAACTGAGGATTCATTTTTATTGCTCCAAGAGGATGGAGGTCGTTTGATAGAAAGTTATGTCTAACAAGAAAATATCCCAACTTGATTCCATTGGAACTATTGATGTCAATCAGGACTCAATTCCAATTGTTGACTATTCAGAGAATGTCACCAAACGGACAAACCTTGCCAACATCGGTCAGCGTGTATTGGAAGCCAGTACAACAACAAACCTTGCAGAAGGAACAAACCTATATTTCACCAATACACGAGTTTACACGAAGGCAAAGGCAGCATTCAAAGCTGGTTCAAACACATCCATCACTTTTGACGATGCACTTCAAACCATCACCATCGCATCTCAGGGCAATGTTCAATCCGTAAACACAAAGACGGGTGCAGTTGTATTGACCACAACGGACATAAGCGAGGGAACAAATCTATACTACACACAAGCAAGATTTAACTCAGCGTTCACGGCAAAGAGTACAAGCGATTTGACGGAGGGAACAAACGAGTATTTTACCGCAGCAAGAGTGAGAGCAGTCGTGTTGACTGGTATTTCATTGGTGACAAATGCCGTGATTTCTGCAACTGATTCAGTATTGGTTGCCTTCGGTAAGTTACAAGCTCAGATCACCGCTAATCTTTCAACGCTTACATCACACACATCCAACACAAGCAACCCACACGCCACTACAAAAGCACAAGTCGGCTTGGGTGATGTGCCAAATGTAGACACCACAAACGCATCAAACATTGCGAGTGGCACATTGGCTGATGCAAGGTTAACATCTGCCGTTACAAAGCAAGGAAACACATTTAACGGAGCATCTCAATTAGTACAGTTGGATGCATCTGCAAAACTTCCAGCCGTTGACGGTTCTAATTTGACAAACTTAAACATTCCACCATCAACGGGTGGGGATTTATACTTATTCTATAACTACTAAAATGGCAGCAAATACATCACCCATATTCGCACTATCCCCTGAGCTTTCATTTGCAACGGTAACGACTGCGACAACCGACCGAACAGGTGCAACGATGACAAACACCGTCACGCTTTTAACTGCTGCAACAAACGGCACAAAGATCACGCAGATAGGGGCGAAGGTTGCAGGAACAAATGCGGCAACTTTGGTTTTGATTTTTGTGAGTGATTCAAGTGGTGCGAACTTTAAGTTGTTTGATGAGATTGCACTTTCCGCAATTACCGCATCAACTACTGTCACATCACAAAGGGCGGTAACGGCTTACTCAGATTTGCAGTTGAAAGCAGGGCAAGTTGTGAAAGTTGGAACTACCGTTGCGACTGCTGCTGGAGTAAACATATTTGCAATCAAAGGAGATTATTGAGATGCCTGACTTTGGTATAATGCGTGGGTTTAATGAGAAGTTGTTTGGTGACAAGTTGGTCGCTGGGCAATTGCCTACGCAGTTGGGATTAATTGGTAGTTTCACTATTCCTGAATTCTTATTGGATTTATATCCAGGTGCAGCGGCTGCGTACTCTTTGCGTAAATTAAATAGTGCATACACGGGTAGTGCAATTCGTGTTAGGCGAACTGATTTGACTGAAAGTGATATTGGTTTTACGGCAACAGGAAATTTAGATACAACGGCATTACTTGCCTTTACGGGTACAGGTGTTTTAGATAATGGATTTGTTAAAACTTGGTATGACCAAAGTGGAAATTCTAATAATTTAGCTCAAACTACTCTTGTAAATCAACCACAAATAGTCTTAAATGGTAGTGTTATAATTAATTTAGGAAGCAAACCGACAGTAAAATTTAGTGGAAATCAAATTATATTTAAAAATTATTCATTAAATATAGCTAACCCATATACAAATATTAGCGTTAATAGGTTTGCAAGTTTTACAAGCCCAGGCACTTTCCCATATATAATGAGAAATGAATTAGGCAATGATTCACAATTAACAACACTTGGTAAATTATTTACTAATACCCTTAGGTCGCTGAGCGGTTCAAATTTATTTCATTCACTTGCGGGTCAAATAAACACAAACTACTTATGGTTTGTTATACCAAATTCTATATTTACTATTAATAACATAACCACAGTCGGCGATTTAAGTGTACAACCTTTGGTTGGAGGAATAGTGCTTGGTGGTTATTCATTAACGGAAGGACAATTGAATGGGTACATTTCAGAGCAAATTATTTATCCATCAAACCAATCATTGAATCAAAATCAAATACAAAACAACATAAACGACTTTTACTCTATATTTTAATGTTAGGATACAAATACACAACTGAACTCGAAGCAATAGCAGCACGTCAAATTGCAGCGACTTATATGGGTTTACCCGTACCAAATGGCGAAACGTTATATTGGGTAAATTACAACTACTCCGAACTTGACGGGTTTTATTATATTGCCTATGTTGAAGGATTAGAAGCGGCATTAGGAACACCCACAGAGTTTGAAGTTATAGCCCCACCATTTCCGATATGAAACTAAGCGGTCGTTCTTGGATCGCTTTGATAATTGCGTCAGTCATTATGCTGACCTTTCTTTCCGTGCAATCCGCACTTGTTTTCAAATACATTGAGCCGACCTATAAATCGGCTCTTTTTGGCTATTGGTCAATTATTGCCTTTATGCCTTTTTTCTATTTTGTGGTGATTGAGTTTGTCAGAAAAGCACGACATAAATTCCAAAGCATTGACGATACATTCAACGCCATTGATGCCAGTAACATCGTATTGGAGTTTGACAAAAGCGGAACTATCCGAAAAGCAAATTCAAAGTTTTACACATCATTTGGCTATGCAGATATAATTGGACAACGCCACAAAGTTTTGGTCGGTGATGTAGATGCGAACGAATACAACTCATTTTGGAATCAACTCAGAGTCGGAAGATTCAAGCAAGGAGAATATGAAAGATTGAAGTCAGATGGTTCGGTGATATGGTTATTTGCAAACTACAACCCCATCAAAGATCCATACGGTGAAGTTTACAAAGTGATGCTGATTGCAACCGACATCACCGACAAGAAGATAATTGAAGCGGATGTAAACAAAAAGAATTCCTATTTGGAACACGCTGCGAAGATTCTCCGACACGATATGCACTCAGGAATCAACACATACATTCCTCGTGGATTGAGTTCGTTAAAACGCAGATTGTCTGAAGAGCAAATCAAGGAGTTAAAGATTGATGCACCCTTGCGAATGATTGAAGAGGGATTGACCCACACACAAAAAGTGTACAAGGGAGTGAAAGAATTCACGAACCTTGTGAAGGCAGATGCACAACTTGAAAAGAATGAGTTTGATCTGCGTGAAATACTTATCAGTTACCTGAGCAGTACCAGTTATGAAAAGCAAGTTGTCATTGAAGAACTACCCATTATTGCAGTAAACGAGTCGTTGTTTTGTACTGCCGTTGATAACCTAATCAGAAACGGGTTAAAGTACAACGATAGTTCAACAAAGGTGATTCGCATATTTGCGGAGGACAACTATCTTTGCATCGTTGACAATGGTCGTGGAATGAGTCAAGAGGATTTGATTCAATGGTCGCAACCGTATAAACGAAAAGAAGGGCAGAAAGAAGCTGGAAGCGGATTGGGTTTGAACATTTGTATTGCGATAATGGATGAACACAAATTCCCGGTAACTGCTGAGAAATTAGAAATAGGTACAAAATTAAAGATAAAAATACGATGATTAATTCCATATTGCTTGTAGATGACGAGGATTTGTTCCACTTGGTTTTTGAAGATTCTTGCTCGTTGCTGGACATCACACTTTCCCTGCAAAGTTTGACATCTTCAGACGAAGCCGATAGGTTATTTAAGAAGTGGTTCAATGAAGGGCTTGATGAAGAACGCCCCGAATGCGTGTTTGTGGATTTGAACATCATTGGTTCTTCATTTGACGGGATTGAGTTGATCAGAAAAATCAACACGGAGTATGGCAACGGTGTTGTCATCGGAATCATCTCCAGTTCAGACGATAAGCAAGAAATTGACAAAGCCAAATCCGTTGGAGCTCAGTTTTGGATTATCAAATCCGATGAGATTGAGCCGAGATTGGAATCCTTTCGCAGAGATTATGAAGGGTACAAGAATAAAACTGCTCCGTTTAAGGTATACAAGTGATTCTAAGCAATGAT